TAGTTTCTTATACTGCTTATGAGATTCTGATGCTCTTTGCTCTTTTAATCCTTTAGCTATTCCTTTTCTTATATTTGGTTCTTTATCCATTCTTCCTTTAATTTTTTTTCCTGTTCCTTTTAATCCTTTTATAATGGCACCCATTCCTTTAGTGATTATTGTCATTTTTTCCTCCTATATGTTTGGATAATAATTCTTCGGGGTTATATAAGTGCTAGCATCAGACCCGTCTTCTGATAAAGCACGTGCTAATTCATCTTCGTATAATAATTTTAATTCTTGTGTTCTTTGTGGTGCATATTTTTGTGATAAATAAAAAGATAATCCAGATGCCATACAAGGAACAAATCTATAAGGTACATCTGTTGCATCGGTATAAGTTGCATCTGCGTCTTGAATTCTTTTTACAAAGAAAACATGTAAATCTTTAGATGCAGCTGTAGAATCTGCTGTTGGATAAACGGTTAAAGTTGTTTTGTCCACGAATCGTTGAACAAAGTATTGAGAAGGAGTTCCTTTAGATAATTTATTTGATAATGCAGAATATGCTGATCTAGCTATTTTTGTAAGAGTAGAATCTGCCTGTGTTGTTTCAGTTCGATTTGTTCTATATGTTGCTTCTAAAATATCTGCTATTCCATAAGTAGAAGATCCACTTGTACCACCAACTGTTACTGAAGAAGTTCCATCACCTGATGCTCTATAAAAAGTATATTCGGCTTGACCTTCAATGAGATCAATATTGGTATCACCTACTTCCCAGTAGTGCAAACCTCTATTACCCCATTCTTGAAACATTACATTTAAAGAACGTCTTGCTGTTTTTAGTTGAAATCCTGAAACAGCTTGCATACCAATCCGCTCGTATGCCTCTCCTATAATTTCATCAACGGCGAAGGTCTTGTCGAAAGTGACTGTACCAGAAGTAGTATTTGCCATGGGCTACCTCCTAGTATGACTTACTTAACTCTAGAATAATCGTATACGCATCGTTAGATGTGTGATGTAAAGTTGTTAAATCAATATCACCGGTAATACCACCACCAGCATTATTTTTAATTCCACCAAATGATCTAAAATCAAAATGCCCCATAGTAGGTTCTAAAGCTACTCCGGCACCTAAAATTAATCCTTTAACATTAGTTGAAGCATCCCATTCTAAATCAATTCTCATACCTGAGATTGCATACCATACTTGTGTAATATGAACTCTTGTACACGTAGCACCATCTCTTGATGAAGTTGCCAAAGCTGAAACATCAACTTTTTTTACTGATGCTTCACCTGAACCATCAGAGATATTTGTAAATTTCATTACAGCTGTTCTATCGCCATCTGATAAAGTTTGACTTGTTACTGCGTCTGCCATTTTTTCCTCCTGTTAGAGAGAAGGGGCCGAAGCCCCCGCTCTATTAAAGTTTATTTATTACTCGAATATTAGTCTACTTATTGCACAATAACTAACATCTAGTGCTGCTGCTTTACCATCGTTTCCTTCAATTCCAACATATGGAATTAAATCTACATCGTTAGTTATAGCTGCTGATTTATCGTTTCCTTCAACAACCTTTGTACCACCTGTACTGCCAGCTGTACTTGTAATGTTGTATTGAACACCATTTACAAACATTGACAGTTTTCTGTCACTATCAAATGATATTTTCAAGTGATAGTTTGTACTTGCCGCTACTGTGATAGGTAATCTACTAATATAATCAGTACCACCAATACTATGAACAAAGTGTAGTACAGTAAAATCAGTCATTGATTGACCAGAGTTATCCGCATCCGTTAAGAATGTGAAATATGCTTGTTCAGTATCAGTCGCAACTTCTGGAACATTGGTTTTTTTCAACCCCGCCCAGATATTTTGATTATCAATAGCCGCACTTGTTCTGATGCAAGCTTCCCACGTAACTTGGTTTTCAGTACCCCACTTGACACCCGTCCAAGCTGTTTGTCCACTATCTAAATGTGGAGCTAAAATTGCTTGGTCTTGATCAGCGCCTGCTGTTGTTAATGTAACCACTGCAGAAGTAGCACTTCTAGTAGCTAACGCTGTCGTCATGTTAGTACCTAGTACTTCGAAGTTATTGTTTTTTCCTACTGCTGTTGAACCAGCTTTAAAAACTTTAACTGATAAAGTTTGAGAAGCGAGATCGATCGCACTTCCTGATACGTTACTGATAACAACTGTTACTGTATTAGCTGCAGTTACTGAAGCTGTTAGTTGCGCTGCAACAGTGTCAACACCCATTGAAGCAACTGCGAAGTCGCCAAGTGCTGCACCTGTTACTGTTACATCTTCTTCTAACTCCGTGTCATCTGCTATGCTACCCCAGTCTTTTGTTTCTGAGCCTTGTAGGTAAGCGTTAAGAGCTGGAAGTTTATTAAAATACTCTTCAAGATAATATCTTCGAGAGTCTTTCAATCCGTCACCGATCGTTCGATCAGAGACTAGTCCTGTGGCTGCAGTTTTACTGATAACTTTAAAATTATTCTCAGATCGTACTGCTCCATTAAATGTAGTGTTTGCCATAATTATATCCTCCTAGTTTGCGAACGCAGTCTCTAGGCCGTCGACTATACGCGTCTACGTTCTAATTAATTTATATAGTAATTGATCTATAGCTCTTTTTTTAAAAAAGCGCAAGGTATCTTGTAGTAAAAAATTGATTTTTTGATAGCGCTTAAGTGGCTATCGAAACTTCGGGCTTGGACCCTGTTACTCTGTTTTCTCTAAAAGCAGCTTCTTCTTCTTGAGCAATGATCTCTTTAACAACTTCCTGAATTTTTTTGTCGATATATCCCATATGTATATTATATCTGCCCTCCTTCAGGTGCTCTTGATGCCACTCGAGTTCCAAGGACCGTTTCATAGTGTATAGGTCTTGAGTCATTTATAACCTCCTCATAGGTTATCCATTTCCTCTTAGATGAATTAAATCCATCTTTTTCCCACTTTACATCTTTTTGTCCTACTTTGTCAAGTATTGCTTTCTCAATAGCTATAGCATTATCTTCTGCTGATATTTGAAAATCAGTATAATAGCCATGTGCTCGTATTTGAATTCTAAATTTTTTCATAATTTTTCTTTTTTGCAATAAAAAAGGGGCGGTTTTGAGGCCGCCCCTTAGTATAATGTTAATTACGCACCTGGTGATCCGAAGACACCACGCCAGTCAGACCAGCCGAAGCTGTATCTTTCTCTAGCTTTGTATCTAACGTTACCAGTTTCAAAATCGCCTTCCATAGCGGTTTTGATTGGTGCTCTAACAAAGTGTTTTAGTCCATTAGGAACGTCTGTTTTAATGAACCATGCGTCAGTATCTGTTAAATAGTGATTAACCACATAACCTTGTGGAATCACATACATAGATACAACAGCACTGATGTCATTATCAGCTGTTCCAGTTCTACCGACAGATTTTAATAATCTTTCAGCAGTAAATTGAAGCGCCGAAGGAACAACCATTTTTCTTCCTTGAGCTGCAATTTTTAAACCTCTTTCATCAGTTAGCGCAGCAATGTCAATCATTGCTTGCTCTAATGAAGTTTCGTTTAAGTCTGCTGCAGTTGATAGTTCATTTTGTTCTGTACCAGACACAATTACGTGTGCTGTTGAACAAAGTTCTAAACCATCTCCGCCAGTGTATGAACTGTTAAACGCTCTATTGAGAACGTTTGCTGCTTTAACTTGTTTCGCGTTAGCCATTGAACGTGCTAATGCTTTTGTATAACGAGACGCGAGTCTGTCATACAGATTGTCTTCAATCGCTTCTTCAGTAATTGAAAACGCTAAAGCAAGCGTTTCATGCGTATAACGAGCTGTAAACGTTTCTTGTGCAGCGTCATAATTGACTGCTGAACCTTCCGGTTTAACTCCAGCATTCGCGAATCCTGATAACATTACTTCTTCTTCAAAAGCTCTGTCTGAATTTTCAGTATCGAAAACCTGTGAATGCTCGTTAGCGTAGTTTTTGTACTCCAGGCCAAATAGTGCATTTAAACCTGGCTCTAGTTCTTTAACTAGTTGTGCTCTTGATATAGCCATTATTTTATACTCCTATAGTCCTGTTATTAAGTTATATTTATGTTCCCCAGTATTCGCAACTACATAGGCGTTAGAATTTGCCGCTGTTAAGTCTTGATTATCGGGATCTTTAGAAGTTCCAATTTGAACGAACGTTCCACTACCAGTAGTTGTATAAGTAGAAGAATCAATTTCCGCACTAGATTGTCCGTTAATTGTACTTCCACTCGTACCAACGTAATCATGGTTTGCATGATTATTGTTAGCTACAGTAGCTGTGCCATCGTGTTGGCCTTCAAAGATGATCTGAGGATCTGCATAAACATTAGCAACTATGTCAGAAGCTGTAATGCTTCCTGGATAGTATGCTTTCCATGTTGGTTTACTTGATGTTGGATCTGTATAGAAACAACCGTTAAACACTCCAAGATGTTGGACTGCACTAACCGTTCCTAAAGTGATCTGACCACCAGCAACCGCCATGACAGGGGAACCAGTGTAAATTACCTTTGTAAGACCAGAAGCAATTAAATATTCTTCTGTTCTAGGTGTTCCGCCTGATAAATGCCTTACAGCTCTAAAGCCGAAGGCAGCGTCTTGATTTGCCATGTTTATCTCCTTAGTTAATAAAATTTCGTTGGGTAAGAATCGCTAATAAATTAGTCTTTCTTAGTACCACCGAAGGTTACACGGGACTGCCTCTCAGCATTGATCGGCATTCCTGGGTGCTGTTCCTTCATAAGATCGCTTTCAATCGCGTCGTCTTTGTCTTGAGTAATTTTTCTAAAATACTCATCGCGCGCTTTGACAATCTCTTCAGATATCCTTGCCAGCAATAGGCCACCAACTCCGATTACCCCTTTGTATTTGCCTTCCGTCACCACTGGATATTCCGATCCTGGATATGCATCAGCTCTTACAAGCTCGTATCCTGATCTTAATCGGCCGGCTATGTTTTTCGTATCAGAAAAGCCCATAGTTTCAGCCCTTATCCACCTGTGATGAAATCCTGCAGGCGCAGGGGGTGCATCTAAAGATGATGGGGGAGTCCAAACTGCTTTACGTTTTGTCTGTTCTCTAGTTTGACTCGCACGGGAAGTTTTTATTTTTTCGGTACTCATATGCTTATACCTCCTTCATGATTTTTAATTGTTTCGCATATTCTTCTAGTGGCACACCTAATTTTTTGGCGATTGCAACTTCAGACGATGTGAGCCTGACAGTTTTGCGACTAGGATTTACACTTCGCTTCGCCGAAGCTACTGTTTGTGTTAGTTTAGTCGATTCCTGTGAATCAGTCTTACCAAATTTATGCGGGAAGTCAAGCTTCATTCGTTTATCTATTTCAGCATAGTACTCATCTGTATTAGGATCAAAGCCTTCGTCCTCTGTTAGTTTTTTATGATAATCAAAAGCTGTATAGGTCATAGCATTGTCTTTCCCGAACCATGCATTCTGTTCAGCCCATGCTTCAGCTTTTGGATCTGGTGGTGGAGTTCTTCCGACAGCATCGTGTAAAGTAGGTGTCTTTACTTCTTTTTCTTTGTCTTGAGACTGTCTATCTTTTAAAGCGTTTAACCGGACTTCTTCAATACCGAGTTGTGCAATTGACTTTTGTGCATCTACCTCAGCATTAATGTCGCCCGCTTCTCTTGCCGTCGTTAATTTAGCTTTAGCCGCATCCATTCCAGAAGTTACCCTGTTTTCAAGAGCTTTCACATAATTAGGCTCTAGCTTTGAAAACTTAGTTTTTAATTGAGAATGCTCATGCTGAACACCTTTAGCATAATCAAGCGCAGCTTCTTTTTGCCGTTCCGCTTCGCGCCATTTTTTTGTTAGCTTAGCAATTCTCTTCTTAACTCCTTCACTGTATTCCTCTAATTCTTTCTTTTCTTCTACTGGTTTTTCTTCTACTTTCTCTTCTTTAATTTCTTCCTTCTCGACAACCGGTTCTTCTTTTACCGGCTCAACGGTTTCTACCGTTTCTACTTCTTTTTTTTCTTCTTCAATATTGACTTCCGCGCCTGGGCCGGTTGTATCAATATCTACTGTTTTTTCTTCTGGCATAGTTCCTCCTATGATTAGTTATGATGAAGCACGG